CTTAGAGTTGCCGAACTTTGACGCTGGTGAGTACTGCTGGATCTGCATGGACGACATATGTGACTGTACATCATCAACACAACCCACCACGACCCCCTTTGAGGACGCTTTGGTCGACTTCAAATTGTGCTTTGACCTTGTCCCGGGCGGGTTGCACCTGACCGCATACAGATGGAAATCGAGTGGGTGCTGTGATTGGACTTGGTGGACTGTCATGGACCTGATTGAGATGGTTGGTGGTTACAACACGGGTGTCATGTCAATTTTGGAAGAGCGCAACTGCGACGGCTGGTGGGCCGACAAGCAAGTTCTGGTGGGGTTGACGACCTGTCTAGTCATGGGCACCATTGGTGATGTTCAGCCAACGGTCGAGGCTGCGCTCTTTGCCAATGTTGAGGCTCTTGTTGGCAACGTGCCTCCACCAAAGACACGTGTGTTGGAATTGCTGACACCAGTTGAGGGCCCACATTTACAGTGGCACCATCTGGTGGCATGGGATCCCACCGCAGCTGTTGCTCTGCGTGTCAGGAGTGGCGCCCACACAGGCTCATGGCGTGTACCAGGAAAATTTATCCTCGCTCACAAACCACTTTGTTACAAGGTTTCCAATGGCGTTGTGGATTTCACTGAGAAAACCCTTGCGCCCGCTTACATTGCTAGCGATGCCGAGTACACGCTCACCTTGGGCCCTGGTGACACAGAGCCACCCACACCCAATGATGTGGTGGTGGTCACTCACCCCGAGCATAAAGATTTCGTGGAGCGAAAGTACCCATGGGCGGAATTCCGGCCTATACCTGTGCCATTACATGAATTTATCGCGCTAGGCCAAGAATTGGTGAGGATCGCTAACTTGGGCTCGTTGGGACCTGGGTTGCGACGGATGAACAAGTGGATACTCGATGCATTCAAAGTCTTCCTGTCTTACACTGAGCAATCAGACTTGGTGTACGTTGTTTCCGGGGCCGTCGTGGCACCGTACCTCAACTCCCTGTACAAGGGAAACAAGAAAATCTTTGAGGTGTGCCCTGTACCGCGAGCAGAAGCCTCACAGGCTCCAGAGTTCTACTTATCCTGCCTGTTTGGCGAGCTTTCATTGCCACCCGAGGTTACTCGCGGGATAGCCAAGATGTTGGAGATCACCCTCGCAAAAGGACTCACAAAGCGTAGTGGCCTCAATCTGACAAGAGACCCACCCCCTAGGATACAGGCTGC